ATAAAGAATTGAATTTAACAGCAGATGAATTAAGAGAAATTTTTTTAAGTTAAAAGTTAGGAAAAACTTAACAGAAAGGAGGTCATATAATGACAAATACAAATAAATTGAAAGCGAAAATTGCAGAAAGAGGATTGACTATGAAGGAACTAGCAGAAAATATAAACATATCAAGTTCAACTTTTAGTCAAAAAGTAAGTGGAAAGGTTAAATTTTCTCAAGATGATATAAGGAAGATAGATAAAGAATTGAATTTAACAGCAGATGAATTAAGAGAAATTTTTTTAAGTTAAAAGTTAGGAAAAACTTAACAGAAAGAGGAAGAAATATGAAAAAATTTAAAAATGCGGAACGACACACAAAATTAAAGGAGGAAATAAAATGGAGGAATGGATTAGTTTAACAGAATATATGAAACGATTTCATTTAGGTTTCAAAGAAGTAAAAAAAATGATGGATAATAAAGAACTTGAATATAAGAAATCGGAAGGTGGTCGCTTTAGAATAAAAGTTGGTGGCAATACGGTAAGTCGTGAATTATATGAAAGCGAAAAAGAAAAAAGAATACAAGCAGAAACAACATTGGAAATGCTAAAAACAATATTAAATAAAGGAGTGAAAACAAATGAAAGTATTTAAAAGTATTATTGAATTTTTATTAGGAACATCAATATTATGGTTGCCAATTTTAGCAACAATTATAGTGGAACAATTATGCAAAATAATAACAATGGATATGATTATGACTGTTGTTTATATTTCAATACCTGTTTTATTTTTAATGATAATCAAAATGGATATTGATGAAGTAAAAGCAGAAAGGAGAATAAGACATGGAAGAAAAGTTAGGTAAATCTCTTGTATGGCACATGTTGACATTAGCAAGAATGAAATACAAATTATCTTTATTGAAAGGAGGGAAAAAGAATGTTTAATAAGGAAGAAATTGAAAGACTTAATGCAGAAAAAGAAAATTTACAAAGTCAATTAAAAGTGAAATCTATGGAATATGAACAATTAAAAGAACAATATGTTCATAAAAACAATGAATTATTTGACATGATTTCATTAGCATTTAATGGTTTCAGAAGAATTGTTGAAACTGCAGAAAAAAATGATTTTGGAGATAAGCAACAAAAAATTAGAAAGCTTAAAGAAGAGGCAGAAGATTTAAAAAATTATTTTGCACAATTAACAATGAGTACTCCAATATTAACAAAAAATAGAACTAATATCACCGACCAAAGCAATAAATAGTTCTATAAAAAGAAAATTTATATAAATTCACTTCATTTGCATTTTATCACAAAATAAATTGTTGTGCAAGAGAAAGGGGGAAAAATGACACGAGAAGAATGGCTACAAGAGAGAAAAAAAGGTATTGGTGGTTCTGATGCATCAGCAATTGTAGGCAATAATCCATACAAAGACAATATAAAACTTTGGGAAGAAAAGACAGGAAGAAGAGAGGCAGAAGATATTTCAAATAAACCGTATGTACTTTATGGAACTATGATGGAACCAATATTAAGGGATAGTTTCAAAATTAAACATCCTGAATATGAAGTAATACACGAAGAAAATACAATTATTAAACATCCAATATATTCATTTCTATTTGCTAGTTTAGATGGAATATTGATTGATAAAAAGACAGGGGAAAAAGGAATTTTAGAAATAAAAACATCAGAGATTTTAAGAAGTATGCAAAAGGAGAAATGGAAAGACAGTATTCCACCAAATTATTATTGTCAAATATTACATTATTTAAATGTTACAGGATTTTCGTTTGTAAAACTATTTGCAGAACTTACTTATGATGAAGGATATCAGGTTACTAAAACATATACAATCGAAAGAAAAGATGTCGAAGAGGACATAAAATATTTAGAAAAAGAAGAAATCAAATTTTGGAAATATGTGGAGAATGACAAAACTCCGCCATTAGTATTACCAAATATGTAGAAAGGAAGATTAATATGGAATTAAAAGTTGAAGAAATAAAATCATTAGCACCTGTGAAATTCAATTATGAAGATATTAAAAAATGGGTTACTGAAAAAGCTGCAGAGTATAAAAGTGTAGTTTATACACCTGAAACAATATCATTAGCAAAACAAGATAGAGCAACACTAAATAAAGTGTCTGATGCTATCAATAATGAAAAAAAGAGAATTAAAAATGAGTTATTAAAACCTTATGTAGATTTTGAAAACAAATGTAAAGAATTAATGGCAATAGTAGATGATGCATCAAAAACAATAGACAAGCAGGTAAAAGAATTTGAAGAAAAAGAGCAAAATGAGAAAAGAGAACAAATAAAAGTAATATTTAATTCATGTATAGGAGATTTAAAAGAGATTGTAAGTTTAGATACGATATTTAATCCAAGATGGTTAAATAAAACATATTCTAACAAAAAAATTCAAGAAGATATAAATCACATTGTAGTAAAGACACATGATGATTTAAAAATAATAGATTCTCAAATTTTAGATGAGGGAATAAACAAAGCGGTAAAAAGTTATTATTTTAGAAATATTACCAATCCATCAGTTTTAAGTTTAGCAATACAAGAAGGAATGAAAATTGATGAAAATAATAAAAAAATAGAAGAATTAAACAAACAAAAAGCAGAACAAGAGAAGGAAACACAAAAGTACATAATAGAACAAGCAAAAGAAAGTGATAAGGTTGAAGGAAAAAATTTATTAACCATTGATTTTAGAGTAACTGCAACAAAAGAACAATTTATGGCTATTAGAGAATTCTTTGAAAAAAATAATATTAAATATGGGAGGATATAACAATGGGATTATTTGATAAAAAAAAAAATAGAAATTATGTAAAAATACATTTGGAGTTTGATAGTTCTAAATCAATTCAAAAACCTTGTGTTGTAGAAGGTGATAAAGAAACTATTGCAGCGGTAATTGGGAGCTTGATTAAAAATTTACTAGAAAATGGATTTGATGAAGAAATCCTAAGAGATGCAATTAAATTTGGATTAAAAGAAAGACCTTACTTTAATAAAAACATAGTAGTAAAGGAAATAAAAGTTGATAAAAATAGAACGAAAGATATTGAAGAATTATTAAATAAATTGATGGAGGATTAAAAAGATGGAAGTTAAAAATAGTTTAGTTAAAGCAAATCAAAAACAAACATTTAGTGCTTTTTTAGCACAAGATGTAATGAAGAAAAAAATTAATGAAATGGTTGGAGGAGAAAAAGGACAACAATTTGTTACATCAATTATATCAGCAGTTTCTACAAATCCACAATTAGCAGAATGTGATAATGCCTCAATAGTATCTGCAGCATTATTGGGACAGGCTCTTAATTTGAGTCCTAGTCCCCAATTAGGACAATTCTACTTAGTACCATTCAATGATAATAAAAGAGGGTGTAAGGTAGCACAATTTCAAATTGGTTATAAAGGCTATATTCAACTAGCAATCAGAAGCGGACAATATAAGAAATTAAATGTATTAGCAATTAAAGAAGGAGAACTAATTAAATATGATCCTTTAGATGAAGATATTGAAGTTAAATTGATAGAAAATGAAGAAGAAAGAGAAAAAGCAGAAACAATTGGATATTATGCAATGTTTGAATATCTAAATGGATTTAGAAAAACTATTTATTGGTCAAAACAAAGAATGGAAGCACATGCATTAAAGTATTCAATGGGATATAGAGCTAAAAAGGGATATACTTTTTGGGAAAAAGATTTTGATGGAATGGCCTATAAAACAATGTTAAGACAGCTTATTTCTAAATGGGGAATTATGAGTATTGATTTAACAATGCAAAAGGCACTTGAATCTGATATGGCGGTTATAAATGATAATGGAACTTACGATTATGTTGATAACAACGAAATGGTAAATGAAGTTATTGAAACAGAAAATCGAGAACAACCAGTAGAAGTAAAACAAGAAGAAACACAACAAAATAAAGTAGAAACAGAAAAAAATACAGATTTCTTCTTTGGAAATAACTAGAGCAAAGGAGATAAACTATGGAAGGATGGATATGTTTATACAAAAAATTGATAAATTGGGAGTGGTATCAAGATGGCAACACTTGTAGACTTTTTATCCATCTCCTTCTATTAGCAAATTATGAAGATAAATATTGGCAGGGGCAATTAATTAAAAGAGGGCAATTAGTAACATCAATACAACATCTTTCTGATGGACTGAATTTATCTGTTAGACAAATAAGAACATCGCTAGAAAAACTGAAAAGCACCGGAGAAATAACAAGCAAAGCGACAAACAAATATACACTTGTAACCATTGAAAAATACGAAGTTTATCAAGCAAAGGAAGAAAATGCGACAAGCAAAACGACAAACAAACGACAAACAAATGACAATCAAATGACAACAACTAACAATATAACAAGTATAAATAAAATAAAATTAAATTATTTATATTTATATATAACAGAAAAAGCGAAAAATTTTGAGGGCTTAAATGAAATGGATAAGATATCTATACAAACAACACTAAAAAGAATGGAATTGTATATTGAAGATGATAGTTATTTACCAGAAGAAAATTTATTTGAATTACAACTTAAATATTATGCGATTTCTCAAATATATTTAAGCCCTTACAAAGTTTATTTAATAGATCTAAAGGAAAAAGAATTTACAAGAATATTTTTAACAGCCAAAAAATATTGCCCAATAAAGAAAAAAACAGAAAAACAAATTACAGATTTTATGAATTATTTTATTGTATGTTTAAGAAAGGAACTAGAAAAGAAATGAGTCAATTAAAAGATGAAGTTTTATGCAAATATTGCCTTGATTGTAACAAATTGGAAAATCCAAATTTTGCAGGATGGAAGAGATGTAAGGATTTTGCAGCAGGATATGACAATTGGAAAAAACAATATTATGATGCATTAAAAAAACAAACGAAAATCAATTTTAAAAAGAAATAATAAAAAAATAACAAATTATACGATTAAACAATAAAAATGCAAAATATGGCAAAAATTTTGAAAATGTGAGGCATATAAATTAAGGACAACCTACTGACATTTTTGAAACGAACTGATATTAAAAGGAGATAAGAAAGTGAAAGTTGATTTTGTAATACAAGGAAAGGTACAAGCAAAGCAAAGACCGAGATTTAATAGATATTCAGGTAAAACATATACACCAAATGAAACAATTGCTTATGAAAATTGGGTAAAAACTTGTTATTTAGAAAAATACAAAGATAAAGAGTTAATGGAGAAACCATTAAGAGTAACAATAAAAGCATATTTTGAAATACCTAAAAGTACAAGCAAAAAAAGAAAGAAACAAATGATGGATAATGAAATTCTGCCTATGGTAAAACCAGATACTGATAATATTGCAAAAGGTGTTCTTGATAGTTTAAATGGAATTGCATATAAGGATGATAAGCAAGTGGTAGAGTTAATAGTTAATAAATATTACAATAATACACCTTATGTAAGTGTGATGATAGAGGAGATTGAATAAATATGAAATGTCCTGAAAGGTTTTGTGTAGTACAACATAATATCAGGAAACCTATTTTAAATAGTGACGATATTGCCATTGGGGAAATTCATCTATTAATAGAAAATCAATCATTTTGTGAATGTTACAAAGAAGATTGTGCAGCATGGGACAAAGAAAACAATATTTGTAGAAAAATGAGTAATTAAGTGATTGTTATAGGAGGAAGAGTTAATTATTTAAAAATAGCAACAAGACAAATATTAGATTTCATTAAAAGATATAAGGAAAGCGATTATGAAACGATATGCCTAGAAAATAACGAATTACGAGAAATAGCAGACAGAATTCAAAGTGAATACAATGAGTTATTAAATAAAAAAAGAATAAATAGTGAATACAGACCATGTATAGTTAGAAATAAAAAAGCATTATTTCATAAATGGGTACATACAAAAAATTTATTAGGTCAAGAATTTGAAGTTGGATTAGTAGAATATGAAAATGGACAAATAGGAGAGACAACACCAAACAGTATAAAATTTTGTGATGCAAAATTAGATGAATATTGTTTTACAAAGGAGGAATAATCAATGGCTGAAACAAAAAAATATAAAGTTATATGTTGTAATTGCAATAAAGAGATATATGCAACAAAATCAATATTTCATAAAATGGGAATGTTTGATTTAGGACAAGGAAGATGTTTGCATTGCAATACAAGTTTACAATTAATATATGAGCCGGAAACAGACACGATGAAATCAAGATTATATGATGATTTTATAAAAGAAAGACAAAGCAAAATGAAAAATTAAATTTATATGGAGGTACTAAAAGATGAAGTGTACAGGAAAAGAATGGGATACTTGCAGAGTTGAAAAAATGGGATGCAAAGGATGTTATTATGATGAAAAAGAATTTGTAACATTCACAAAAGATGAAGAAGCGATAAATGTATATTTTGTAAAAGATGGTATAAAAGTTGCAGATATTTTAATGGGAGTAGCAGCAATAATAAAAATTATTATGGAAGAAACCGGAAAAGACAAAGAAACAGTATTAAAAATAGTTAATGAAATAATTGATGAAGCCAATAAAAAGAAAAAGGGGAAAAATAATGAAAAATGATAAAGTAGAAAATATAAAACAAGCAATATTTAGAATGATTTACAGAAATGATGTTTGCATTATGAATCCTCGGTTATGTTATTAGTACAAGAGGATTAGCAGATATACAAAATATCTCATATTACAAAGCTAGAAAATACTGTAAAGAATTAGAAAAAGAAGGATTGATAGAATTTATTAGAGAATATATACCAGATCAATTTAGTTATGAAGGAGAATTAGAAAATGAAGCTTTTTGGAATATTGGTTGGAGAACAACGAAAAAGGCTTTAGAAAAAGAAATATGAAAACAAGAAGAAGCGGAAGAAGAAAGAATACGAAAAGAAGTGTGGAGGTATTTAAAATGGGAAATGAAAAATTTATAAATAAATGTAAGGAAATAGTTGAAAATTATACAAAGGAACATTTAGATAAAAGTGAATGCATACCTGAATTTGAAGTATTTGTTGTATGGTGTTGTAAGACATTACAAAATCATAAAGCATTATTAAGTACAACATTGTCAGATGGAATGTATTATGAATGCACATACAACGGAGACAAAAAAGAGCTATATTTAGATGCTTATAAAAAATTTGAAAATAGATGTATAAATATAAAGGAGGATTAAAAGATGGGGATAGATAGAGCATTTGTTACACCAACAATAACAGTGGATCAAGAAAAATATGACAATTTAATAGTAAAGGCTGATAGATATAATCAGCTAGTCAAGAATAAGAAAAATGAAAAAGAGGAGTTTGACTTTGGAAAGGCAATTCAATTGTTAAAAGAAGGTAAAAAATTACAAAGAAAAGGTTGGAATGGAAAAAATCAATATATAGAACTAGCAACTGAAATCAGCTATAAAAATAATGACGGTTTAATAATAAATGTTTTTCATAACGCAATGGATGGTAGTAAAGCAATAGCATTTGTAGGAACATCAGGAGTACAAATTGGGTGGCTGGCAAGTCAGGCAGATATGCTTGCAGAAGATTGGAAGATAGTTGAGGAGGAATAGCAATATGTATATAAGTGAATTCTGGTGCGGTGTATTGGCAACAATAGGAGTTGAATTTGTTGCTCTTATAGGTTATTCAATACAATTATATTTAAAAGAGAAGAAAAGAAAAAAATAAAATCGGAGGATTAAATTATGAAGATTGCTAATTTTGAAGAATATAAAAAAGAAAAATGTGTAAAATGTGCCAATAAGAATACAGATTTATGCTACATAAAAAGAATTATAGATGGAAGTGTAAATTGTGTTTACTTTAAAGACACAAAAGAGAAGGAGGCAAGTAATGAATTATATAAAAGAAAGTGAAGAAATATTAAAAAATTATAGAAAATTAAGCACATCTTTAAATTATTTGCAAAAAAGAAAAATGAAAGTTATAAAAAAAGGATTTCCAAAGGATGCAGGGGGAATACAATATGATAAACCTGCAATACAACATCAAGATTATAGCGAAAGCACAATAAATCAAATGTGTGAATTAATGGAAATAAATGCACAAATTGAAGAAACACAAAAAGAAATGGAACTGGTTTCTGGTATTTTAAAAGAAATAAAAAAAGATGATGAATTATTACATAAATTTATTAGATTAAAATACATAACGGATTATAAGAAATCAATGAGAGAGATTGCAAGAAAATTAAACTATTCAGAAAATAGCAATCACACCATATATGAAATAAAAAATAGAGCATTAAAAGAGTTCACAATACTATATTTTGGAGTTCGTGGAATAAAAGTTTCATAGCAGGGGAAAAACTTGCCATAAAAATTTGATTTTAATGTGCTATAATTTGTATAGGTGCAAAACTACAAAATGTAATACCTTTTTTGTGGATTTCATAACATATCTTCCTTTGAGATAGAAAGCCTATTTGCTTAATTGCAAGTAGGTTTTTTATTTTACAAAAGAATAGGAGGCTTTGGATGAAAGAAAATTTTGAAAGATGTCTAAAGTTCCAATGCAAAAATTGTAGAAACTATTTATTGTGTTTTAGAAAGGATAGTTTCGATGGACATTCAAAAAATAAAAATAAAAAAATTAAAAAGGGCAGAGTACAATCCAAGAAAGGAACTAACACCACAAGATGAAGAATATCAAAAATTAAAGAAAAGTATTGTTGAATTTGGATATGTTGTCCCTGTAATAGTAAATAGTGATTTTACAGTAATAGGAGGACATCAGGGAATAACAGTTTTAGAGGATTTAGGATATGAAGAAATAGAATGTAATGTTTTAAATCTTACTAAAATTCAAGAAAAAGCATTGAATTTAGCATTAAATAAAATAGATGGTGTATGGGATTATGACAAATTGGAAAATGTGCTTGCGGAATTAAAAGAATCAGATTTTGATTTAGAAGTTACAGGATTTGATTATGATGAAGTGGAAGAATTGTTAGATAAAACAATAGATTCTAAAGAAGATAATTTTCAGGTAGAAGAAACATTAGAAGAAATTGATGAACCTATAACAAAATTGGGTGATATTTGGATTTTAGGAAAGCATCGTTTAATGTGTGGTGATAGTACAAATAAGAAAGATGTTGAAAAATTAATGAGTGGAGAGAAAATAAAGTGTCTGTTTACATCTCCGCCATATAATATGGGTGCTGATTTGTATGAAAATTACACAGATGATTTAGAAAGTAAAAAATACATAGATTTTAATTTGAATGTTGTAAAAACATGGGCTGATTATATTAGAGGATATTTATTTTGGAATATAAGCTATAACAGGAATACAAGATGGGAATTTATTGAAATATTATATCGAATTATTAAAGAATCAGGATTAAGATTTATGGAATTAATTGTATGGGACAAAGGACATGGTATGCCAATTGTTTCAAAGGATATGTTAACAAGACAATATGAAGATATTTTAATGCTTGGAGATGATAAAAGTATTTCAAATGATATGGAATTATACTATCTAGGGACAACAGAGAAAAGAGGATATTTCAATAAGAAAAAAGGCAAAGGAATAACAAATTATTGGAGAATAGGAACAGGAAACACACAATTAGAAAATCACAAAGCCTGTTTTCCTGTTGAGTTACCTGCAAGAGCAATCGAATTAACAACAAAAGAAGATGAAATTGTTGTTGATTGTTTTGGTGGCTCTGGTACAACATTGATTGCTGCAGAACAATTGAATAGGAGATGTTATATGATGGAATTAGATCCTAAATATTGTGATGTTATAGTCAAAAGATGGGAAACACTCACAGGACAAAAAGCAAAACTGCAATAATTAGAAAGGATGTGGTGAAGTAATGTGAATATTGAAGAGTTAGAAAAAGATTATAATTCCGGAATGTTAAAAAAAGATATAATCACTAAACACCATATCACAATGGGACAGTTGAATTATCAAATTTCAAAGAATAATTGGAAGAAAAGAGCAAAAAAAGGAACAAAAGGCAATAAAGGTGGACATGGAACAAGAAATAATAAAAATGCAGTAGTAACCGGTGCATATTCAAAATTTAATGATTGTTTTTCAGAAGATGAATTAGAAATATTTAATGAACCTATAAAAGATAAAAAGAAGGCACTAGAAGAGGAAATAAGGACATTAAAAATCAGGGAATATAGAATGTTAAAAAAGATAAATGAACTTAAAAATAGCAAAGATTTAACAGTTATGAGAATGTCAAAGGCAGGAACATTAGCATCAACAGAGGCAGAAAATACACAATTATTAATTATTAGGTTTGAACAAGCACTAACCAAAGTTCAAGAGGCAAGAAGAAGGGCAATTGATTCACTACATAAAGTAGATATTGAAAATAAGAAATTCGACTATGATAAGTCAAAAGATAAAGAAAAAAGCCCACCACCAAATACCGAAAGAATACAAATTATTAATGATTTGCCATTGGATGAAGATGATGAATTGGAAGTGATTGAAAATGAGCCAAGTTAGAATAAGAGATATTATCGCACCTCATTTTTATAGAACATTCAATTCTAAAAAGACAAATCAAATATATGAAGGTGGAAGAAACTCAACAAAAACATCAATGATAGCAATTAAAATTGTTTATAACTGTTTGAATGAGGATAACTGTTCAGCGGTATGTATGAGAAATCACGCAAATACATTAAGAAAATCAGTATTTAAAGAAATAAAAAGAGCCTGTCGAAGATTAGGATTGGTAGAAGGTGTAGATTATAAATCAACAGTTTCTCCAATGGAAATTACTTTTTTAAAAAATGAAAATACAATATATTTTGCAGGCGGTGATGACTTTGAAACAATAAAAGGAACAATTGATGAAAAGAAATTGATTAAGATAATATGGTTTGAAGAGTTAACAAATTTCAAAGATGAAGAAACAATAGAGCAAATAAAAGCGACATTCACAAGAGGGAACAACGATTGGTTTATGGCTCTATATTCATTTAATCCACCTAAAAATAAATTCGATTGGGTAAATAAGTGGGTTGACAAGAAAAGAAAAGATAAGAACTATTTGGTACATCATAGTGATTATAGAACAGTAAATCCGGAATGGGTTGGAACAATTGCAATAGAAGAGGCAGAAAACCTAAAGAAAAATGATGAAAAAAGATACAATTGGATTTGGTTAGGACAAGTAATTGGATTAGAAGGATTAATATTCAATCCTGATTTAATTGAATATGTGGATGAAAACTACATTGAGAAAAATGATATACGAATTATTTATATAGATTTTGCAATAGATAGTGGACATCAAACATCTGCAACGGCTTGTGGTTGTTATGGATTAGGAAATGATGGCTATTGGTATTTACTAGATACATACTATTATTCTCCAAATGAAAAGCCGGTAAAAAAAGCACCAAGTGAATTAAGTGCTGATTTATTCAATTTTAAAAGAGTTATGATCCAACAATATAAAACAATTACAGATAGAGAAACAATAGATTCTGCAGAAGGTGCATTAAGAAATCAATATTATTTAGATTATGGTGTAAGATTAAACCCTGTTGATAAGGGAACAAACAAAGAAAAATTGGTAGATTATTCGCAGGATTTTATTGCAAAAAGGAAATTTAGAGTTGTTTTAAACAACAATAATCAAATATTTAAAAAAGAAAACGAAAATTATCAATGGTTACCAAAAAGTATTGATAATGGCAAACCTGAACCTGATAAGGCTGAAAAGGATTTTCCTTCTGATGAAAGATATTATAATAGTCATTCGCAAAGTTATTCATATACTTATGCAGACCATACACAAGATGAATTTCAATATTGGGTTAAAGATAATTTAGTTAAATTAGGATTAAAATTTTAAAAAGGAGAATGAAAGATGGAATTATACAATAATATTTCAAGTGTTTTGAGTAAAAAAAATAATGTAAATCTTGCAGTTGGTGATGTTTATGATTATATGCAAATATGGAAAGAATGGTATGCAGGAGATGTTGCAAATTTTCATCATTATACTGCTAGATTAGCAAATGGAACAACAACATCATTGGAAAGACTAACAATGAATATGGCAAAAAAACTTTGTGAAGATATGTCAAAATTATTATGGACAGAAAAAACACAAATTAGATTAAAGAAAAATGAAAGTACAAAGCAATTATGGGCAATATTAGATAATAAAGTGAATAATTTTACAACTAATTTCCCTATATTTATTGAACAGGCACTTGCATTAGGAAATGGTGCTTTGATTGAATATAAAGATAACGGACAAACAACAATTGATTATGTTACAGGTGATTTGTTTATCCCATATAAATATACAAATTCATATATTTATGGATTAATAACTGTTTCTAGATATTCAGAAACCGAAAAGACAGAGGGCAAAGAAGAACAAACATTATATTATACACATTTAACATATCATGAATTTGAAGATGGTAAATATAAAAGAAAACATGAATTATATAAATCAACAAACGAAAAGGAATTGGGAAAAGAGATTGAATTTAACGAATTCTATCCTGATATTAAGAAAGAGGATGAAATTGAAACTGATGTCCCATATTTCCAAATATTAAAACCAAATCTAGCGAATAATTTAGATATGGCAAGTCCTTTGGGAATATCATTATTTGCAAACTCTATTGATAGATTTAAGGCAATAGATTTGAAATATGATAGTTTTATGCAAGAATTTAAACTAGGTAGAAAAAGAATACTAGTAGATAATTCAACATTAAAAGCAAAGGCAGTTCCAAATGAAAAAGGAAATGTTGATTATGTTCAATATTTTGATACAGAGGACCAAGTATATGTTGCAGTAGAAGGTATGGAAAAACAACCTGCAAAGGAAATAGATTTCAAATTAAGAACAGGTGAACACATAGATGCAATAAATGGTGAATTAAATTGGTTAGCAGATAATGTTGGTTTAGGTGAAGGATGGTACAAATTTGATGGACAGGGTGTAAAAACTGCAACAGAAGTAATAAGTGAAAATAGCAAAGCATTTAGAACAAGAACACATCATTTAATAAATGTTAATGATGTTGTATATGATCTAGTAAGAGCAATATGTCATATTGAAGGAATAGATGCATCAGATATAACAATTACACCTGATGATTCAATAATTGTAGATAAAAATGCAGAAAGAACAATAGACTTAATGGAAGTACAACAGGGATTAAAAAGTAAAAAAGCATATTTAATGAAACACGAGGGATTAACAGAAAAACAAGCACAGAAAGAGTTGGATGAAATAAATAGTGAAAAATTAACGAATCAAGAAGTATTTGGATTTCCAACGGAAGAAAATCCAAAACCATCTAACAATAAAGATGATGAAAAAGAGGAAAAAGAAGAAAAGAAGGAGGAATAATAAATGTTACCTCCTAATTATCTTGAAGAAGTCGAAAAACAAGCAGTAAATGTTTATAATGACTTGGAATTAGAAATAATAAAACAAATATCAGAAAGAATTGCGAATGTAGGATATGCAAATACAGTTGTAAAAAATGATATATTAATAGCACAGGAAATGGGAATGCTATATTCGGATATAATAGACCTAGTATCTAAATACAATAAAACAAGTTATGAAGAAATTTCAAAAATATTTGAAAATGCAGGAATAACAACAATAAAAAATGATGATAAAATTTATAAAGAGGCAGGACTTAATCCAATAAAAATAAAACAGGACAAAGCAATGATGAAATTATTGATAGCTTCTGTAAATAAAACTAATAGTAATTTATCTAATTTAACAATGACAACAGCCTCAACTGGTCAAACTGAGTTTGTAAATGCAATGAATAGAGCATATATGGAAGTTTCAACAGGAGTAAAAAGTTATTCAAATGCAATAATTGATGCAATAGATAATTTAAGTTCAAAAGGAGCAGTAGTAAAATATCCATCTGGACATCAGATGTCTTTAGAAAGTGCAGCGAGAATGAATATTATTACTGGGGTAAATCAAACTTGCGGAAAGATGCAATTATTAAGAGCTGAAGAATTAGGATGGGACTTGATGGAAATAACTGCACATGGAGGTGCAAGACCTGAACACGCAAGTTGGCAAGGTAAGATTGTTAGCAGAAGTGGTAGAAAAGGCTATTTAAGTTTAGATGATATTGGATATGGAAAAGTTACAGGATTTAAAGGAATAAATTGTAGACACGACTGGAATCCATATTTTGAAGGATCATCAAAAACATATACTGATGAGCAATTGAAAAAATGGCAAGATGAAACAATAGAATACAAAGGCAAAAAAATGACAAAATATGAGGCAAGTCAAGTACAAAGAAATATGGAAAGAGTAATAAGACAAGACAAAAAAGAATTAGCTGGAATCCAAGGAATTTTAACAAGTAATAATACTGATGAAAAATTAATTGAAGATACTAAAACAAAATTTGCAAGAAAAACTTTATATTATAATAGTCATAAAAAAGAATTAGAAGAATTTACTAATGCGATTGAATCCAAATCTGATAGAACAAGAATGTATATAGGACAGCCAGAAAAAACAATAAAAACAAATATGAAAGCAATTACACAGATTGCTAATAAATACAATAGTAAGATTGTTGGAAAAAAAGTAAATAATTTTGAAATAAAAGAAGTTTCAGAACATATAATATCAAGAACTTATGCCAGAAATTTAGATTTTGAAGATATACAAGATACCTTGAACAATCCGCTTGATTATGGTAAAATTAAAACAGACAATCAAGGAAGAAAAAGCATAAATATTTATGGGAAAAAGGTAACAGTTTCAATAAATCCTGATACAGGAAAATTAGCAACTGCAAGACCAACTAATAAGAGGGAGTTGAAAAGGTATGAACATAAAGAATAAGTTAGATGATAATGAAATAAAACTTTTAGAAAGTGTAAATATAAAATTAGAAGACAAAGACTATACAATAGACGATACAGGAGAAATTATTGAGAGATTAGATGAAGAAATTCATAATCATTTGGATAAAAATCTAAATTTTACAGAAAAATCAATAGAATTAGAAAAATTACAAGATAAAATATTAAAATTTGAAGAAAATATTGATTAGTTATTAATTTTATAATTATAAAGTGAAAGAGCATTTTGCCAATGTCGGTAAGATGTTCTTTTTATGTCTTTTTACTGTATTGCAGACTATAAAGAACAACACAGGTATTAGTCTTTTTACTATTTTAAAGACTTAAAAGAATAATTTAGGTATTTAAGGAGGTTTTTTAAATGGAAAATGAAAATCAAAATCAAGAAAACAACCCAAATGTTGAAGATGGAAAAGATTTAAATAATCAAAATGTCAACAACAATAATTCTGGAACTCAAGCCAGTCAAAACAAAGATGAGGGCAATTCTGTAAAGACTTATACCCAAGAAGAATATAATGCTTTAGACAAGAAATTAAAAGAAAAATACGAAAAAAAGTATAAAGATATTGATTTAAAGAAATATAACGAATGGTTAGAAAGTCAAAAGACAGAAGAGCAAAAAAAGGCTGAAAAAGAAACTGCCTATCAAAAAGCAATAGCTGATTTAGAAGAAAAAGAAAATTACATTGCAATTCTAGAAAGTGGTGTAAATAAAGAGGATTCAGACTATGTTTTATTTAAAGTTTCTAAAATGGATGGAGATTTCAAAGATAATTTAGAAGAATTTTTGAAAGAAAATCCAAAATATACACAAAAGTCTGACAACAATTCAGACAACAATATTACTGATGGTGTATCAGTAAAAAATAGTAATAATAGTAAAAAAGATGATGGAGTTACTGCAATATTAAAACAGAAACATCCAGAATTATTTGATTAATGAAAGAGAGGTAATTTATTATGGCAAATGCGTTAGGAACAGGAACACATAAAAGAAAAGAAAGTTATGCAGCACAAGTTTTAGCAATATCAAGAGCAGAAACAAATATTTATGATGATTTTTCAGAGGACTATGAAAAAGATGGAGTAACAGGACAAATAATGGTTCCAACAAGAGATGAGGAGGTAAAAGTATCAGATTATGATATCAAAAATGGTATTGAATTGCAAACATCAGGTACAGATTATCTACCTTTACCAATTGACAAAGATTATGGTGTAAATGAATTAATAGATGGATACGAGGCTGAGGCTGTTCCAGATAATTTAGTTGCACAAAGAATTGATAGTGCAGGTTATTCAATTGGTATGAAAAAAGAACGAATGGCTATTGAGGCTCTATTAACAGGTACTGTTTCATCTGATACTTCAAAATTAACAACTGCAAATGTTTATGCAAAAATAGTTGCAGAAATTAAAAATATGAAAAAAAGAAATATGAAAGCAAATCAAATGAGAGTTGCTATTTCAGCAGATGTTGAAGAATTGTTATTAACTGACGAAAAATTCTCTAATACTGCAGGAACTTTAGGAGAAAAACTTGTTAGAGAAGGTGTAATTGGTAAATTAGCAGGAGTTGCAACAAAACCAAACTATTTAATGGGAGAGAATGTTGATTTTATTATATATGATAAAAGATATTGCCAAAAATATGAAGTATGGAAAAAAGAACCTGCTGTTGAAGATTTAAAAGATGGTAAACATATTGGTGCATCTGCTTTACAAGGTAGACAAGTTGGGGGATTAATGGTTACTAATAAACTTGGCGTTCAAATTAGAAAAAACACAGCAGAATAGTATTTGGAGGATTAAGGTATGCTAAAATACATTAATGATAAGGATTATAAAGAGTTATTAGGTGTCAGTAGCATACCTGATAACTTTAATAAATATGTAATTGATGCAAGTGTTTATATCAATTCAAAAACATTTAATAGAATTGATATAGAAGATTTACACGAAAATGTAAAATATGCTACTGCATTAATTATTGAAAAAATTGCTGATGCAGAAATGCAAAAAAAAGAAGTTGGAAATTTAAAATCACAAAATATAGAAGGATGGAGTGAAACTTATTCATCTCCTGAGGAAATAGACAAGAAATTAGAAGAGGATAAAATAAACATTATAAAGAAATATTTAAGTAATATTATTGGTAAAGATGGACAACCTCTTTTATATTGTGGGGTAGGATAATGAACAAAAGATTTTTTATACACTCGATTACAATTTATCATTTAAATGATGATGATAGTGTTACTAGAATGGCTTTTAAGCAAGTTTATTTTAGACATAATAAAAAAACTAATGTTATTGATAAACGGCTTTCAAAATGGAAGCACAGGCACAATTTATATACCTACAAATCAAGAATTGCATATTTGTAATGAAGATATACTTGTTGAGGGAATGCCTAATGTTTCTGTTAAAAATGTAGATACAAAAACTGTTAATTATTTTAATAATATTGAAATAAAAAGATTAACAGCAAAAGAAGATGATCCAAACGATGAATATTATAAAATATTTAGAGATAATGATATTCAAAAATATAGGATTGTTAGTGTGGATGATAATAGAAAAGGTAATTTACAACATTATAAATTGGGAGTAAGTGAATAATGGCTAGTGGTTTTAATTTGAAAGTTAAGATGAATAATAAAAGTAAGATAATTAAAGATCATCGGATTAGACAAAGATGGTAAAGTAACAGAATTTTTAAGAGATACAGTTGAAAGATTAAGTGATCCATTTATTCCGTTTAATAGTGGAATGTTGAGAAAAATTAAATCGCATCCATCAAACAATGAAATAAAATATAATAGTCCTTATGCAAAATTTCAGTATTATGGAAAATTAATGCTTACTGAAAAAGGAAGTTCTTGGGCTAGAAAAGGAGAAATAAAGAGTGTAACAAGTAAAAATCTTAAATATCATACTTCTGGAACTGGTGCAAAATGGGAGCAATTAATGTTGCAAAGAAGAAAAAATGATTTAATTAGTGATGTAGAAAATTACATCAAGAAAGGATGATTTATGGCTGATATAAAGGGAAAAATGGAAATAATCAAAGAATTTATAGAAAAATGCCCACTTTTAAAAGGTGGAAAGGTTAATGTAGATTATTTGAAGTCCAAAACTTATAGTTATTCTATTGATGAAACACCTACAACAACAATTATACAAAGATTTGCAGATGGTGGATGTAGAGAACAAATAAATTTTGATTTTAGCATTCAAGCACCATTTAATGCGCTAGAAACAATAAATAATTCTAAATTTTGTGATGATTTTATACAATGGATTAAAGAGCAAGAAAAAAAGGATAATTTACCAGATATAGATGGTATAGAAAAAATTAGTTGCAATAGAGGAACAATATTACAGACAACAGAAACAACTGCAATATATGTTATTCCTATGCAAATAATCTATATAGAAGAATATTGAAAAGAAAGGAGCTTTTAAAATGGCTGAGAAAAAAGAAACAAGAGTCAAAAGAAGTGACAAAGTCGCTTTCTTAAATGTTGGTACATCAACAGAAAAAAACTTTGAAAGAATGCGTAAATTCACAGAAATATCAACATCAAAAAATGCTACTGAATATAGTAGAAGATATGTAGATGAAGATGGAGACACAACTGATACAACAGGTTATGCAGAAGAAAAATCTTATGCATTTGATCAATATAAAGACAATCCAGTTCATGAAAAGATAGCACAAATATCTGATGATGAATTAACTGGAGATGATGCAGTTGTTGAAACTTTAGTTGTAGATAAAACAACAAAAGATACAGATGGAAAATATGATGCAAGATTAAGAAGCTATGCTGTTGTTCCTGATAGTGATGGGGATAGTAACGATGCATATACATATAGTGGAGCATTAAAGGCAAAAGGTAAATTTAAAAAAGTCAAAGTTACTTTAAGCGAAGATGAAAGAACAGCAACAATAGTAACAGAATAGTTAATGTAAGTAGCAGAGGGCAATATAACCTTCTGCTTATTTTTTTTATGAAAGGATGGAATTTATTATGAAAATTAAAAACATTGAGGTTAATTTCGATTTTTTAGATGCTGATGATATGGAAAAATTTGAAAACGAGGCAAAAAAAGTTATTGAAGAATGCGAAAAAGGAGAAACTGCAGGGCTTTCTTATTCACAGGTGATAAGAGAACAATGCAGAATTATAAATAATTTCTTTGACAATGTGTTTGGAGAAGGGATTTCTGAAAAGTTATTTGAAAATAAAAATAATTTGAGAGAACATACAGATGCGTTTGAGGAAATCGTAAAAGAAAAGGAAAAACAACAACAGTCTTTTGCAACATCTTTGAGTAGATACCAACCAAATAGAGAAACAAGGAGGAGCAAAAGAAAATAAAAATGAATAATAACATCCTTTTAGATGAATTACCACAATATACAAATAGTGGTTTGAAAATTAGAACGGATTTCAGAGAAAGTATAAAATTTGAATTATTAATGCAAGATCATAATTTAAGTGAAGAAGTGAAGATAATGCAAGCATTACAACTTTATTATTATGATATTAGTAAAATTACAGATGTAAGACAAGCAGTACAAGATATATTGTGGTTTTATAGATGTGGAAAAATTATTGAAAATAGTAATAAAGAGGACTATGAAGAAAGACAAGAAGATGCAAAACAAATTTATAGCTATGAATTTGATGATGAATACATTTTTAGTGCTTTTATGGAGCAATATGGAATCGACTTAAATGAGATTGAGTATATGCATTGGTGGAAATTCAAATCCTTGTTTAATAGCTTAAACGAGAATACTCAGTTCGTGAAAATAATGGGTTATAGAAATATGAATGTTTCTAAAATAAAAGATAAAGAAATGAAAGCACATTATAAAAAGATGCAAAAATTATATGAATTACCTGATATGAGAACTGATGAAGAAAAAGAGTCTGATTTTGCAAATGAATTGTGGTAATCCCAAAATTTATTATAGAAATGGGGTGAAAGAATGGCAAAAGATGGCTCTGTTGTAGTAGACACCGAGTTAAATAATGATGGATTTAACAAAGGTATAGACAGCATGAAAGGTGGCTTTAGTAAAATAAAGAGTATTGCCGGAACAGCCCTTAAAGGTATTGAAATTGGTGCTGCAGCAGTTACAACAGGAATGGTTGCAATAGGCAAAAGTGCAGTAGATAGTTATGCGGATTATGAACAATTAATTGGCGGTGTTGAAACATTGTTCAAAGAAAGTGCAGGAATTGTTGAAGGCTATGCTAATAATGCATATAAGACAGCCGGATTAAGTGCAAATGCTTATATGGATACAGTTACATCTTTTAGTGCTTCTTTGTTACAAAGTTTGAATGGAGATACTGCAAAATCTGCTCAAGTAGCAGATATGGCAATTACAGATATGGCAGATAATGCAAATAAGATGGGGACATCTATGGAAAGCATACAAAATGCATATCAAGGATTTGCAAAGCAAAACTATACTATGCTTGATAACTTAAAACTTGGTTATGGTGGAACTAAAGAAGAAATGGAAAGATTACTTTCAGATGCTCAAAAAATAACAGGTGTTAAGTATGATATATCAAATTTAAATGATGTATATCAAGCAATTCATGTTATTCAGGGAGAACTTGGAATAACAGGAACAACCGCAAAGGAAGCAAGTACAACAATACAAGGATCTGCTGCTGCAATGAAAGGTGCATGGCAAAATTTATTGACAGGAATGGCTGATGATTCACAAGACTTTGGTCAATTAATCGAGAATTTTGTTGAGAGTGTACTTACATTTGGAGATAATATTATTCCAAGAATAGAAGTTGTTATAAATGGAATTTCAAAATTAGTAGGAGGATTAGTTCAAGAGTTTCTACCTAAAATAATTCAAATGATACCACCATTACTAGAGGAGGCATTACCAATAATATTAACTGCATTACAATCATTGGTACAAAGTATATTGGATGCTTTACCAGCAATAATGCAATGCTTAATAGATGTAATTCCACAACTTATTGATACAATAACAGCAATGCTACCATTATTAGTTGATGTTGGAATGCAAATAATTATATGTTTAATTCAAGGATTGGTAGATGCAATTCCAAATTTAATCATAGAATTAGTTCAACTTGTTAATCAAATAATAGGTGTATTGATAGATAATTTACCAGATTTAATTGATGCTGCAATTAGTTTCTTTATGGGAATTGTAGAGGCTATTCCAGAAATTATTACTGCTTTATTGGACAACCTTGATGAAATAATAAAAACAGTAGTATATGGCTTGATAGATGCATTACCAAGACTGATTGAAGGAGCAATACAATTGTTTATGGGTATTATTCAAGCTATACCAACTATTATAGATGCTCTTATTGATAACTTACCACATATAATCGAAACAATTTTAGAAGCCTTGATTGATGCAATACCTGCAATTATAGATGGTGCAATTCAACTATTTATGGGATTGATACAAGCATTACCTACAATAATTGAGGCTCTTATAGAAAATTTACCAAGAATAATATTAACTATTACTAGTGTACTTATTCAAAATTTACCAAGGCTAATTCAGGCAGCAATTCAACTATTTATGGGAATTATAAAAGCAATTCCAACAATAGTAATTGAATTAGCAAGGAATATGCCTCAAATCATAGCATCAATTGTAAATGGGTTAAAGGCAGGATTTTCACAAGTTAAAGAAATTGGTAGCAATATGATAAAAGGTTTATGGGAAGGAATAAACAATGTAAAACAATGGATTTTTGATAAAATAAAAGGATTTTGCAGTGGAATTATTGATAAGGTTAAAGGTCTATTTGGAATACATTCTCCATCTAAGGTATTTAATAAGGAAGTTGGTCAATATTTAGGATTAGGATTGGGAGAAGGATTTAATGATAGTTTAAAAGATGTTTATAAAGATATGCAAAGAGCAGTAGAACATGAAAATACAAAACTAACATCTAATTTAACAAGTAGTCATCAAATTAAGGTTGAAACAGAAGATAATAGGCAAACACATCTACAAAGTATTGATGATAATAAAGAAATTACTGTAAATTCAGTAACAAATCTTGATGGAAAAGTATTGACTTCATCAGTAAATAAAGGAAATATAAAAAGAAAGTTACAATATGGATATTAGGAGGTGGAGAGAATGTCATTATTGGAACATAATGGTTTTAAGTTTAAAAATATATTGTCTAAAGGATATAATTTAAAAGAAGATGAAGCAGAAGTTCTATCTAGTATTACTATGAGTGATGGAAGTATTAGAAAGAATTATGGAAAAATGCCTAAAACAACAATAACTGTAAAATTCGGACAATTAAATAAACAAACTTATAAAGAATACATAAGTCATTTTAGTAAAAATGAGGATTATTATACATATTATTCTTTCAAATACGATAAGATGATTACTAAAAAATTCTTTGTTTCTCTGCCTGACACCTCAATGATTTCTTCTGTTGGAGATGGAAGAATAGATGAATTTGAGGTAACACTTTCTCAAATAGGAGGCGAGATTAACCAATGATTGATTTAAGTGATGAAATAAGAAAGTCTTATGAAGAAAGTACAACTCAATATGATAAAATAAAAATTGGAAATAAAGAATATCCTATTAGTAATGTACAATATTGTGATGATTGTTATGATGATGGAAATATTTTTGGAACTGCAATTGCAAGAACTCTTGACTTTGAAATTGAAAATATTGTTGATTTAGAAAATAAAGAATTTGAATATTTCACAGGAATAAAAGTTGAAAATTCAGTACATTGGATTTCACTAGGCAAATTCATTACAATTGATGAAGAGCCACGGAGATACTACTTTAATAAATAAAGTAAGTGCAATGGACTATATGCTGAAATCAAATATTTTATATGAATCTAAATTAGATTATTCAAGTAAGAAAATAACAGTATTAGATGTTACAAAAGAGGCTTGCAATTTAGCAGGTCTTGAATTAGCAACAGAAGACTTTGCAAACTGCAATTTTATTGTAGATAGTAATCAATTTGAAGTTGATGCTATAATAAGACAAGTGTTTCAAGCAGTTGCTGGAATATCAGGATCATTTGCAAAAATAAAATCTGATAACAAATTGTATTTTATTACACCAAAATTAATTGATAGTAAAAAGTACAAAGTAAAAGATGTTCATAAAATGTTAGTAGTCGATTTAATGAAACAGAAGGTAAGAAATATAACTAATGATTTAAAAACATTAGGAATAGAAAAAGAGTCAACAAAACAGGTTGATGAAATGATAGTCAAATCGATGAATGAAATAATGGTAAAGAGACTAACAACAAACACAAATGAACCTAGCCTTGAAAAGCAAAGCGATTACTCAGAATTAGTTATAAAAAGGAATACTCATCCGATAAATGTTGTTTCACTAGGTATGAGCCAAGTAGAAGGAGAAAATATTACTTTAAGAGATGAGGAGAGTATTGCAGAAGATGGAGAAAATTGTCTTGCAATAAATGATAATCCATTTGCATATACTCAAGAAAAAAGAGAAGAACTTATTGTGGAATTATTTGATAAAGTAAAAGGATTCTCTTATACATCTTACGAATTGAAAGGACAATGTAAACCTTACTTAGAAACAGGAGATCCATTATGGATTTTAGATTTTGATGGTGCAATTGCATCATCTTTTTTATTTAGATTTACATATAAAAGCCCAAATGGTCTTGAAAGTGAAATGTCAGCACCATCAATTATTAAGGCAACAGTCAATTATCAAAATGTTCCGAGTGATTTAGAAAGAATAAGAAGAACAGAGATTATTGTTGATAAACAACAAGGAACTATTGATGCAATAATTGATAAGCAAACAGAAGATGGTAGCAAGATAAACTCTATGCAAATGAATGCAGAAGAAACAAATGATACCATAAAGAAAATAACAGCAGAATATCAAGAACAAATTGCACAATTAAAATTGACAATTGATGGACTAACTAATACTGTCTCTACTAAAGGTGGGGGCAATATTTTTTCGTATTCAAAAGAAAATTGGAATGAAAGCATAAATGAATATACAAATACCGATTTAAAACAAAATTCAATTTCAGGTTTAGGATATGAGTTGGTTATTGGAACAACAAAACAAGAGGTTCAATTAAAAAATGGTATTTATACGATTAGTTTTCTTTATAAAAATATTAACAATTTAGATAATGCAAAAGTAATTATAAATGGAGAATCATTTAATTTAGAATATACAAACAATAAGTGGAAAGAGTTTGAAAAAACAATAAATGTTACGGCAAATACTATTTCAATAAGTTTTATTACCGACACTAACAATGCAATATATATAACCGATTTAATGGGAAATATAGGAACTGAAAAGCAAACTTGGGAGCAAAATGCAAATGAAACTTATACTGACACGGTGCAGATTGGAAAAGGTATTCAAGTAAATAGTAGTGAAACAAATACTTATACTAGAATTGATAGTGATGGGAACAGAGTATTTAATAAAGCTACTGGAAAAGTAATTTCTGAGTTTACTGACAAAGGAATGGAAACGCAAGATATGGTTGTAAATGGAAAAGCAGAAATTGCAGGTATGCTAGTTCAGAAAGTTGGCAGTCAAACTTGGCTTTCTAGTTTATTGTAGAAAGGAGATAGTATGGCAAGTAGTGGGTCTTTTGGAACTGGTAATTATCACGGAAGATATTTAACATTTAACTGGTGGACCAATGGAAGAAGTATAGATGGTAACTATACAGATATTGGTTGGAATTTAGTTGGTAGTGGAAATGCAAGTGCTAGTTGGTATAAAGCAGGTAATTTTAAAGTTGTCATTGATGGAGAAGAAGTTTATTCATCTTCAAGTCGTATAAACTTATATAATGGAACTACAGTAGCATCTGGAACAAAAAGAATTTATCACGATAGCCAAGGAAATAAGCAGTTTAGTGCCTATGCTGAAGCAGGTATTTATACTGTAGCAGTCAATTGTACTGGTAGTGGCAGTTGGTGGCTTGATAATATTCCTAGATATTTGAATAGTATAAATATTTATAATAATGGAACCGCATTAAATTCAGTTTCAATAAAATGGACTTGTGTTCCAAGAAGAGATTGGACTCAATATTCCTTAAATGGAGGTGGATGGACCGATGCAGGAGACAATGTTGCAGGAGATGGAAAAAGTGGTACATTTACAATAGGTGGATTACAACCTAATACTACATACAATGTAAGAGTTAGATTGAGAAGAGCAGATAGTGGTCTATGGTCAGAGAGTGGAACTTTATCAATTGCAACTAAAAATATTGCTACTATTACGAGTCCAAATAATAATTTTAGCTTAAATAATGAAAGTTCTTTAAAAGTTGATTGCAATAATCCTTCTGGAAATGATATTGCATACTTTTTAGATTGCCCAAGTGGTACAAGGCGTTTGACATCAAGTAGAACTAAAAATACATCTTATACTTGGACAAAGACACAAATATTGTCTATGTTACAATATTCTAAAAATAGTAATAGTGTTTCTGTAAAAGTTGGAATAATTACTTATGGCAATTCAGAATATTATAATGAAAAAGTAGGAACTTTGAATGTTATAAATTCAAATCCTGCTTTTTATAATTTCACTTACGAGGATACAGACGCATCAACAATTAAGTTGACTGGTGGAAATCAATCAATAATTAAAGGATATTCTAATGTTAAGGCAATTATTTCTGCAGCAAATAAAGCAGTGGCTAAAAACTATGCGTCTATGAATTTATATAGATTTGTAGTTGGAAACAAACAATTAGATATTAAGTATTCCGATAATTCTACTGTTAGTGGAACTATTGATAATGCAGATAGCAATATTTTTAATGTTTATGCAATAGATAGCAGAGGAAATTCAACAGTAAAACAAATTTCCCCAAGTAGATTTTTAGATTATTCAGATATTGTAATAAAAAAAGCAAGTATTGCAAGAACTGGTGGAGTTGGATCAGAAACTAGTATATCATTTGAAGGTACTTATTGGGGATATGGATTTGGTGCAATGAATAATGCAATAACATCTTGTTATTATGAATATAAAACCACTAATTCTAAAGATTGGATTAGAGGAGATGAATTAACAACTAAATTAGATGGAAATAATTTTAGTTTTAGTGGAAAAATACGAGGAGACTCTGGTGCAAATGGATTTAGTGTAACAAAAAGTTTTAATATTAGGATTGTTATAAAAGATAGATTGTCTACATCAATTTATGAAATGACATTAGGAACAGGAATACCTGCAATTGCAATATCTAAAAATGGTATTGCAATAAATAATATGTATGATGAAACATTAAAGGGGGCATTGCAAATAACAGGCGATGTCTATATTAACAAAAAGAAATTAAATAGTTAGGAGGAAAAAATATGTCTTTAGTTACAAGTTTTTTAGGGTTATTTAAACACGATACATCAAATGATGCAGATCTAAATAGTAATTTCGATATAGATACTGCATTAAATGAAAACTGGGACAAAGTTGATGCTGGTGTAAAAAAATTAAATGATGAAAAAGTTAGTAAAGAAACAGGAAAAGGCTTATCATCAAATGATTATACAACAGCAGAGAAAACAAAATTAAATGGGATTGCAACAGGAGCTCAGGTTAATGTATTAGATGGGCTGACATTAGAAGGAAAAGCATTAACTAATTTAAACAAGAAAATTGAAATAAAAGATGCAGAAGTTACAGGAGCAAGAAAGTCAACAATAAAATCAAAAACATTTAGTTCAGTTACTGCAAGAATAGAAGAAATTGAAACAGATGTTGAAAACATAGAAAGAAAAAGAGGACATATATATGGTGTTAGAAGAAAGATAACTAATAACACAAATACGGCTTGGGAAAGAATAGAAGATAGTATTGGGTTAGTTGCTAATGCTACTAAAAATGGCACAACAGTTCAAAATGATTTCGATAATTTATATCCTTGGAGTCAAATAAGAACATGTAATTATGATATTACTACTGGAAAAGTAAAGGCTTGGTATGGAGATGCAAGTTTTAAATTTGATGGAACGAATGGAGATGTATATACATATATTCCAGATGTTTATATTAAAGTATATCAAGAAAATGATTATGATTATATCTTAATTTCTGATATTGAAAGAAGCGGATTTACACATTACAAAGATTTTTATTATGCAAGATATGTAATGGGATTAGTTGATGATAAATTGCATTCATATAGTGGTTTGATACCAGTATATAATAAAACAATATCACAATTTAGAACATTGGCACAAAACTTAGGAAGTAAATTTTCATTGTTAGATTATAGATACTTCATTTTACAAATGCTTTATTTAGTAGAGTATGCAGATTATAATTCTCAAAATAAATTGGGAAATGGCGTAATGACTGGTCAACAGTCTACTGCACTAATTGCTGAAACAGGTGTTAACAGAATTATAGTAAATTCAACAAATTTATATGTTGGAAGAACAATTGCAATAGGAACTGCTTGGTGGAATATGTCTATTGCATCTAATAGAACAATTACTAAAGTTGAAAATTATTCAGATGGTAATGTTTCTGGTAAAGTAATTTATTTCGATGGTGCTGCAGTAAATATTGCAGTAGGCAATGTGATTTGGGGAATAGGACAAGAGTCCGGACAATGCGATAGTCTAGGAATGAAATCTGGTTGCATTGTAAATGATGGATTTCATTCTATGATTTATAGAGGAATTGAAAATATATTTTCTAATATGTGGCAATTTGTTGATGGATTAAATATTAAAGATAGAGTTGCATATTTATGCAAAGATCACTCTCAATATAAATCTGATATATTTGTTGCACCATATAAAGTAATTGGATACACAAATGCTGATACAAATGGATATGCAAAAAATCTTGGTTATGATCCAGATGAACCTTTAGCAAGATTTCCTAATGAAATTGGTGCTGGATCAGGCTCAGGAACATCTGATTACTATTACCAAAACACAAGAAATAGAATTGCTCTTGTGGGTGGCTATTTCAACTTTGGCGCTTACTGTGGCTTGTGGTGTTGGTATTTCAACTATGATTCTTCGTCTGCGTACTTCAACTTCGGTTGTCGTGTTCTTATTGATAACCAGTAAAACAGGGGTGTGGGGGCGGTCAGCCTCCCACAAAGGATAACTAATCTCTGGTATAGTTAAAATGTTAAGGAAAAAATTATATAATTATTATCAAACACAATAAATAAAAAAGGGATTTGGTGTGTGTTCGACCGAGCTTTGCTCTTCGTTTCGGAGTTTTTGCTCATGTGGGTGGCAATTTCAACAATGGCGCTAACTGTGGCTTGTGGTATTGGAATTTCAACAATGATTCTTCGAATGCGAACTTCAACATCGGTTGTCGTGTTATTATTTTTGGAAAATTAATTATAGATAAATTACACATCATTTTCCGTGCCCCTTGGCAAAAATAGAGTCGCAACTGGACTGGTTTAGTAGCTTCTTTTTAGTCGAAAGACCGGTAGACAAAAATAAGAAATATCAGGAGAACATAAGATGAAAAGAATAGGCAATATTTATTCAAAGCTATGTGATAAAAATAATATTAAGATAGCAATTTTAAAAGCATCTGCAGGTAAAAAAAGCAGAAAAAATGTTGTAAAAATAATGAACAATATAGATTATTATGTAGATGATATATATAAAATGCTAGTTGATAAAAGTATAAAATTAAGTCCGTATAAAAAGATGAAAATTCACGATGGAGTTAATAAAAAAGAAAGAATAATATTTAAGCCTGCTTTTTATCCAGACCAAGTAATTCATTGGTGTATAATGTTACAATTGCAACCAATACTAGAAAAGGGAATGTATGAATATTGCTGTGCATCTGTTCCAAATCGTGGTATTCATTATGGTGGAAAGCAAATAAAAAGAATACTAAAAGATGATAAGAAAAATACTAAATATTGCTTAAAATTAGATGTGAAAAAATTTTATCCAAGTATTGATAAATTTTGTATGAAAAGTAAATTTAGAAGAATAATCAAAGATTATGATATGTTAGATTTAATAGATAAAGTAATCGATAGTTCTGATAGTGGATTACCTATTCGGTAATTTCACAAGTCAATGGTTTGCAAATTTCTATTTACAGGATTTAGACCATTATATAAAAGAACAATTAAAAGTAAAATATTACTTGCGATATATGGATGATATGGTATTGTTTGGAAGAAACAAAAAGGAATTACACAAGTGTAGATTGTTAGTTGATGAATTTCTGCACAAAGAAGGTTTAAGATTGAAGGAAAATTGGCAATTATTTAAAACAGATTCAAGACCATTAGATTTTTTAGGGTATAGATTTTATAGAGGATATACAACATTAAGAAAAAGTAATTTTTTAAGAATTAAAAGAAGAGCAAAGAAAATCTATAAAAGGAAGAAAATCAAATTAACAGATGCACAAGCAATGATTAGTTATAATGGATGGCTGAAATATTGTGATAGTTTCAATTATAGGAATAAATATATTAAGCCATATATAACAATCAAAAAATGTAAAGGAGTGATTAAAAATGCAAGTAAATTTTCAAGTGGAATCAGACCAAAAACCAAATAAATATTATATTGAAAACATATTAAATAATGAATGTGATATTATATTAAATGATAATATTACAAAAACAGAAAAAACTGAATATGATAGCGGAACAGGAGAGCCAACAACAAAAAATGTGTATACATTTGATTCTTATAGAATCCATAATCCATATAGAGATAATTTAGAAGAAGAATTGTCAACAACAAAAGGATTTAAAGTATGGCTAAATTTTGTGAAAGAGCAATATCAAAATCAAGCCGAAAATGTATCAATAGAAGAAAGACTTTCTACTGCCGAGGCAGTAATTGCTGAAATTTTAGGTGGGGAGGTATAGTCTATGAGTGCAATAGTAAAATTTTATGTATTACAAATAAAAATGAAAAAAATGACTATAGATGATGTTCCTTCAAAATGGAGAGAGCAAGTAAGAACTGAATTAGAAAAAGAGTCTGAATAAGGCTCTTTTTTCATATACGAAAGGAGAATTTAAATGGAAAAAGAACTAAATGAATTTAAAATTGAAGTTCTTACACAATTAGCAGTCATTAATAGTAAATTAGATGGATACGGAAAAACACAAGAAGTAGCAGTTCAAGCAGATAATAGAAGTAAACAAAATGAACAAGATATAAAAGATATGAAAGATACTAACAAATGGGCTTTTAGAACAAGTGTAGGAGCGGTTATCACAAGTGCCATAGGAATTGTTTTTTTACTTATTAAATTAGGAGCAGGAATCCATTAGAAAGGAGGAAAAGCAATGAAACAAGCATGGAGTGATTTGAAAAGTTTTGTAACAGTTGCTTTCACATTAACATTAATAGTTTTGATAGTAATTGTTGCATTAAAATCTAATTGGGATATATTCCAAATAGTATTTACTTTATTTTCAAATGTGGTTGTGTCTGTGTTTACATATTATTTTACAAAGAAAGATAATAATGAAAATACTGAAAAAACAGAGAAAATTGAGTAAATAAATATCATTACTAAAAAATAAAAAGGGCTTAAAAGCGATTGTCGCAAGCCGTTTTTAGAGTTACCGGAAGAAAATTCCGGCATTTTTTATATACAGGAAGAAAATATAGAAATCTTCCTGTATTAAATTTTATATAAGGAGGTATTCGATATGGAAGAGGAAAAAATCGAATTAACTGAAGAAATGGAAAAAGAATTATCAAATGGTAAAGAGGAGGGTGAAGAATAATGGGAACAATGTCAAAATTATCACAGGGTGCATATATTGCACACTCTAACAATTATCAAAAAGGAAGAAATGGACACAGAATTTGCAAATTTACACCACATATTATGGCAGGAATATTGACAGGTAAACAATGTGCAGTAAATATATTTCAAAATCCAAATAGGATTGCATCTGCTAATTATTGCATAGGAAATGATGGAGATATAGTATGCAATGTTTATGAAGAGGACAGGGCATACACATCAAGTTCTAGGTCAAATGATAATCAAGCCATAACAGTTGAAGTTTCAAATTGTGAATATGGTGGAGATTGGAAAATATCAGATAAAGCATGGAATTCATTAGTTAATTTAGCAGTTGATGTTTGTAGTAGATATGGATTTAGGCTTGTATATGATGGAACACCTAATGGAAGTTTAACAAGACATAATATGTTCGCAAATACATCTTGCCCAGGAAAATATCTACAAAGTAGATTTCAAGAATTAGCTGATACGGTTAATGCAAGATTAGATGGTGGAAATGTACCAACACCAAGTCCTGCTCCTAGTGGAAGTAAATCAAATGAGGAACTTGCAAATGAAGTAATTGCAGGAAAATGGGGAAATGGTGAAGATAGAAAAAATAGGTTAACACAAGCAGGTTATAATTATTCTGCAATTCAAAGTATTGTTAATCAAAAATTAAGTGGTGGATCTACACCAAAACCACAATTAAAATCTAACGAAACTATTGCACAAGAAGTAATAAATGGCGCTTGGGGTAATGGACATGTTAGAAGAGATAGATTAACTGCTGCAGGCTATAATTATGATGTTATTCAAGACATTGTAAATCGTAAATTAGGATATGGTTCTACATCTGCATCAAATAAAAAGTCAAATGAAACAATTGCTAATGAGGTTATTAGAGGTGATTGGGGAAACGGGCAAGACAGGAAAAATAGACTAACTGCTGCGGGATATGATTACTCTGCTATACAAGCAATTGTTAATAGAAAGTTATTATAAAAGTAGGGGGGAAATCCCCTCTACTATATTTTCTTCAATTTATTTTGAATATCTAACAATATATTAAAAGACTGTTGAAATGTTGTATTATTCATATCTAAATCTTTTATTTTTTTAAGTATTTTTTTTATTTCAATATTATTGGTGTAATCTTCTATATTAGTATTTTTTGGAAGGTCATCAATAACTTTGTATTTTAGTTGCAATTCATCAAGTTTTTTAGTATATTTGTCTAATGAGGAAATAGGAAAACCACATTTTATAATTTCAGGGCTTAAAGATGTGAGTTTCAATCCTAATTTTTCATTCAAAATTTTTGCATCTTCATTTAATGTATTATAGAAAATTCCCACTCTAAATATATAAATTGAGGATGCATCATGCTTTTTTAATTCGTTCAATTGGTTTATTAATTTGCTCATCTTCATTATTCTCCATTTCTCTTTTTAATATTATAAGTTCTCCGCGGGGTTACTCCTAAAATAACACAAAGTTTTTCAAGTGTGTCGAAATGAATTCCGGATAAATCCTCTTTCATTAAATTAGAAACAGAATGATGGCTTTTTCCCATTTGATTTGTTAACCAATATTTAGATTTTCCCTGTTCTTCAAGTATTTCTTTGATTTTTAAATATATCAT